AAGAAGGCTTTTTTGACAGATTCAAAAAACAATTATCTGCTGACCGTAACGGAATACATTTAACGGCAACTAAAGATGAAAGAAGACTTATAGTAGATGCTATCTACAACGATGAAAGAATAGGTAATGCAATATTTCAAGTTCAAGGTAAAAATTTAGTAGCAGCCGGAGTGGGAGTGGCACGTGAATATCAAGGCAAAGGAATTGGAAAAATTATGTATGACTGGGTTAAAGAACTTGGTTATACTTTAAATCGTAGTCCTCACCAAACTGATGCAGGCAAAGGATTTTGGGATAAGCACAAAGGTGTTGAACAAAACGTTTGGGAAGCCTCAGGATATATCCCAAGCGAAAAAGAAAAAAATGATCCACGCTTCAAAACAGCACTAACTAAAGATGTGAAGCCTGATAGTATCAAAAAGAACGCAAAAGCGTTCAGTTGGCTCACAAGCAGAGCAGGCATTCCGCCTCAAGCAAAAACAAACGGCAAAGTTTAACAAAGGATAATCATGACCGCACAAAGAATACTAATCATGGGTCTACCAGGATCAGGTAAGACTTATCTAGCACAGCATTTATTAGATCATTTACAAGCAGAAAAGAAACGTGTGCATTGGCTAAATGCTGATGATGTTAGAAAGAAATATAACGATTGGGATTTTAGCCACGAAGGACGTATCCGTCAAAGTTTGCGTATGCGTGAACTAGCAGACAGTATGACGGACATGGATTATGTCATTTGTGACTTTGTTGCTCCGTTAGTTGAAATGCGTAACAACTTTAAAGCAGATTGGACTATCTGGGTTGATACGATTGACAAGGGTCGATTTGACGATACCAACAAAGTCTTTATTCCTCCTGAACAATATGATTTCCGTATTACCGAACAAAACGCAGAAAAATGGAGCGAATTCATTTTTGCCCATTTATATGACAACCGTCGTAGACCTGTGTTTGATTGGCAAAAAGAAACAGTACAAATGTTAGGTCGTTGGCAACCATGGCATGAAGGTCATCGTAAACTATTTGAACGTGCTATCGCTAAGACAGGTCAAGTAGTTATACAGATACGTGACTGTCAAGGTTGGCAGGGTTCCAATCCATTTGCAATTGACCAAGTAAAGAGTTATATTAAGCGTGACTTGGATATGCTATATCAAGGTCAATATGAAATACAAATTGTTCCAAATATTGTGAACATCACATATGGACGTGACGTAGGTTACAAGATTGAGCAAGAGACATTCGATGATGCTATACATTCAATCAGCGCAACAAAAATCCGCAAGGAGATGGGACTTAAGTGATATGGAGCGCCGCTTTCAAACGGCACTTGAAGCCGGTAAAGTTGTAGATCAACTGCGCCGGCAACTTAAGACTATCAACTACAATAGCGACCTAAGAAAATTTCTCAAGAACATAGAAGATCAGGTAGCAGAATTAAGTAGCGCAGAGGTTGTAGCCCGGCAATCTCACAAGTCTAGTCTAGTAGAACGACCTTTAGAAAATCTACATAAATCCATAGACTATTTGGAAAAACTGATACTTATCGCTAAGTTATCAGAGTAAAAACCCTATATAAATCAACAACTTACGATGCCTTAAAAAAGGCTTGACATTTGCATCGATTGGGTTCATAATATACATATAGTCGATTCACGGAGCAATAAATGGCTAAGACGATCAGTATCAAAGTTTTCGCAGACCCGGGCCATGCTTGGGCACGTTTCCCAAAATCACGCCTTACTACACTTGGTATCGCGGATAAGATTTCAACATATAGTTATCAAAATGGGTCAAATGCTTTCCTCGAGGAAGACTGTGACCTCTCAATATTGATTACTGCATTGCGTGATCGTGGCTATGAAATCAAGTTTAACGAAAGCCACACAAATCGGCAAAGTAAAATTCGTAGTTATGACTACTACAAGGCTTGACATTTGTTTTTCAATCGTGTAAGATACACATATTGTTTATTTAAGGAGACTCTCACATGGCTATTTCTGACAATCTGACAGTTACATCTGTTCAAGCCCGCAAGGCAATTCTCAAAGCGTTTAAATCTAAGCGCCCGATCTTTCTTTGGGGCCCGCCCGGCATCGGTAAAAGTGAAGTTGTTCAAGATATCACTACTGAACTAGGCGGTCTTATGATCGACTTGCGCATGGCGCAGATGGAACCTACTGACTTGCGCGGTATCCCATACTATAATAAAGAAAGCAATCGCATGGAGTGGGCTCCCCCAGTCGATCTTCCCGATGAGGAACTTGCTAGCAAGTATCCCATCATCGTATTGTTCCTCGATGAGATGAATAGTGCGGCACCTGCTGTACAGGCAGCAGGTTATCAGTTGACACTTAATCGTGCTGTAGGCAAGTACAAGTTGCCTGATAACGTTGTTATCGTTGCCGCAGGTAATCGTGAAAGTGATAAAGGTGTCACGTATCGCATGCCGATGCCCCTCGCTAATCGTTTCATTCACTTGGAAATGCGAGCCGACTTTACATCATGGCAGAACTGGGCTGTTATCAATGGCATCAATACTGACGTTGTTGGTTACTTGTCGTTTGCTAAGAATGACTTGTACGACTTTGATAACAAATCGTCTAGCCGAGCATTCGCTACGCCCCGTAGTTGGACATTCGTTAGCGAACTGCTTGATGATGAAGAAGATATCGATAACGATACCATGTTCAATCTAATCGCAGGTGCTGTAGGCGAGGGTCTTGCAGTCAAATTTATGGCGCATCGCAAGATTGCAGGTAAACTGCCCAACCCGACTGACATTCTTAACGGCAAGGTAAAGGACCTCGCTGTCAAAGAAATCTCGGCGATGTATTCGTTGACTACTAGTATGTGCTACGAATTGCGTGATGCTGTTGAGAACAAAGTTGACAGCAAGAAGTTCCACGAAATGGCTAGCAATTTCTTCAACTACATGATGGCTAACTTTGAGACTGAGTTGGTTGTTATGGGTGCTAAGATCGCATTGAAGACTTTCAAGTTGCCGATCGAACCCAGTCAGTTGAAGAACTTCAACGAGTTTCATCAGAAGTACGGCAAGTATATCGTAGATAGCGGTAACTGATAAACTTTAAATCCTATCCGATAGATGCTAAGTAATGTGAGAGTCTAGCGTCTATCGGGTAGGTACCTTTTATGCTACATAAACAAATAACAAAATGGATTAAAGACTATGCCAAGAAAAATGGCATACAGTCATTAGTGGTGGGAGTGTCCGGCGGTATCGATAGTGCTGTTGTAAGCACATTGTGTGCTAATACAGGATTGATGACCCGTGTTGTGACTATGCCTATCAGACAAAACAAAAAGACGCATGAACTTAGTTTGCGCCATTGTGAATGGTTGTTTGATAGAACTTTCAATAAAAAGTTTGGTGCTACTAGCCCCGGACCTATCATACATGTCAATTTAGACTTGACTAAGACCTTCGCGGTTTTTGAAAAGCAATTGAAACTAGCAGGACATGCTAGTGATTTGGCTTTCGCTAATAGTCGTAGCCGATTGCGCATGATGACATTATACCAGATCGCACAAAGCAACAATGGTATTGTTGTGGGTACTGGTAACAAGGTAGAAGATTTTGGTGTAGGTTTCTTTACCAAGTATGGTGATGGTGGTGTAGATATCAGTCCTATCGCAGACCTAACTAAAACTGAAGTCTGGCAAATGGGTCGTGAGTTGGGTATTATTGAAGATATCATCAATGCACAACCCACAGATGGATTATGGGATGATGGTCGCAATGACGAGGACCAACTTGGTATGAGTTACCCAGATTTAGAAAACGCTATGCGATTAGATGAGTGGCTCAAAGAAGATGATACGCTACTGAGGCTAGCCATTTCTGCTAAAGAGAAAAAACAAGTCAAAAAATACCGTGAAATACGCGCTAGGAATCTGCATAAAATGAACAGTATTCCCGTTTTCAAAAAGCCTAAATAAATCAACAACTTACGATGCCATAAAGGTGTTGACTTTTGCGTTGAAATTTCGTATAATATATACATATGATTGATAGGAGCATACATATGTCAAGCCCGCTTCCCGGTACTAAAACTAGCAAATCTAAGCGCAGTAAAAAATTCGATAAATTGATCGGTCCGACTGACCCTAAGATTGACGCGCAGGCGCGCGAGATTTTAGTGACCGCACGTATTGGTCTATTGTTGCGACATTCGTTTTTCGGCAATCTTGCAACACGTTTGCAGTTGATTAATGCCGATGACTGGTGTGCTACTGCCGCGACTGACGGTCGCAAATTCTATTACAATTCACGTTTCATCATGATGCTAAAGCCTAAGGAAGTAGAATTCCTTGTTGCGCATGAGGTGTTGCACGTTGTCTATGATCACATGGGCCGTCGAGGTGAACGTGATCCGCAAATGTTCAATATCGCAAATGACTATGCGGTCAATGCTGATTTGAAACGTCACAAAGTTGGTCAGTTCATCACTACTGTAGATTGCTTGTATGAGGCAAAGTATGATGGTAAGTCTAGCGAAGAAATCTATGATGACTTGATGCAGAATGTTCAAAAGATCAGCATGGATGATCTTGTCGAACAATTGCTAGATGATCACCTCGACGGTGATGAAGGCGAGGGTGAAGGTGAGGGTGAAGGTGAAGGCGACAACGGCAAGAAGAAAGGCAAGCGTCCCAGCATGACACCTGAGGAGCGCGAGGCTCTCAAGCAAGAGATCAAGCAGGCTATCATCAATGCCGCTAATGGTGCTGATGCAGGTAGTCTGCCTAAGGGTGTCGAACGTCTTATCAAAGATGTCACGGCTCCTGTCATGCCCTGGCGCGAATTGATTCAGACTAATTTGACTAGTGCTATCAAGACTGACTTTAGTTTCATGCGCCCTTCGCGCAGAGGTTGGCATATGGATGCTATCATGCCTGCTATGACGCCCGGTGAAGAAATTGACGTTGATGTTTTCATTGACTTGTCGGGCAGTATCAGCACTGAGCAGGGTCGTGCTTTTATCAGCGAAGTGGCAGGAATGATGAGCGCATTCGATGGCTATCGTATCAATATCGCATGTTTCGATACTGAGGTTTACAACCCACAAACTTTCACTAGCGAGAATCTCGAAAGTGTTGATCAGTATGAATTGGTGGGCGGTGGTGGTACAGACTTTGATTCAATCTTCAACTTTTTGAAGAAAGAAGGTCGAGTGCCCAATCGATTGATCGTGTTCACTGATGGTTACCCCTATGGTAGTTGGGGTGATAGTGATTATTGTGATACGACATGGATCATTCATGGTGATCCTAATCCGAATCCCCCGTTCGGTACTTTCGCACTCTACGATGATCATAAAAAGCGTTGAGGAGATAACGATATACGAATCGCCGGATGGTGGCAAGACTGTCTATGCTAGAAAGAGCGGCGAAACAGAAAGAACTATGATCATAGAAGATCCAGGTAAGAAGGATCGTGATCGTTGGTTAGAATGGCGTGACATACTTGAGGCTAGCAAAGATAATACTGCATTAGCCGATCAAATAGAAAAGGCTGAAATGATATGGCATCTAACAAAAAATCCGTGAAAAATTTCATTGCTATGTGGGACAATCAGGGCTTGGAATGTATCTTTGATGTTGATGCCGAAATGGCTCAACGCGATGCCTATGAAAAGCGTAAATTATGGAACATACTGAAGGACGAAAAAATGTTAGAATATCGTCCAAGCATTCCTTTACAAAGTATGATACTACGCGCCAAATATAACAGCCAGCGTCATTATGAAATCTATCAGTTTGTTACTGATGGATTAGATATGGATGATGTAAAATCTATGTTTGAAGATAGCCCGCAATTCATCGTAAACCATATTCGTAAGAACGGTAAAAAGATTTATAGCGACCGTTTAGAACAACATAGGGTTGTAATTACATGATGCTAGTTGGTACAAGTTTAGGCGGATGCTTGAAATCTATCATGGCGGGCGAAGTGTCCGAGGATGATGTTCTTTGCATCATTAGCAGAACTAAGTGCGGCGACCTAGAAGGACTGATGGTTGTTGTAGAAGATTACCACGGTCGTGGAAACAATCATGCTTTCATGTCCTCTAATTATGATTTTACGGGTATTGATCTGGATGAATTAAAAATGTTGGCTCACAGATTATATGAAGCCGGAAAAATACATCAGCCCAGATTGTATAATAATGATGGAGGCTTTGTGCATCCCGAACTAGTCAGAGATCAACTGTGGCTTGAGATCGCGCCTAGAGTCAATGATAATCCTGCTGTGCTAAATGCTTATAATCATTATAAGATGCTGAGGACATTAACTGATGATTGATATCAATTTACATACTTGGTTTCAAGAGAGAGAAATGGGTTTTTGCCCCAAACATTTTGTAATGGTTAATACTCCTGTTACTACTGAATCTAAGATGTGGATATTAGAAAGATTGAGGGGCAGATTTTATATTTTGGGTAGATACACTTCTTATCCTACACCAACGCAATTAAATTTACCTGCAAAGTACGCAAGAACGATATACACTATTCCAACGTTACAACCTGATATCCCGTTTTTCGAAGATCCTGAAGAGGCTATGTTATATGAACTTACATGGTCGTAAAATAAATTCAGTGAACTATAGCACTTATTAAATACAACACAACTGAGGAGAATATATATATGGCTTTTTTAAGACACATTGGTAAACATGGTGACCGTAAGGTAGCAATAGTGTTTCGTGAAGTACCCGGCGAACCGCACATGGCGCTTGTCGTATACACAGAAGTACTAGGACAGAATATCCATGATCCATTAATGGCTTGCATCGAAAGTGACATCGGTCAGAACAGCGAAGACCTTGCTCTCGCACTTAACCGTACTCACACTAAAGACGGAAACATCATACTTCAAAAATTACATGCTGAAGGAATGTTGAAGAAGATTCGTACTGAACTTGTTGTCATGACCCCACAGCCAGGCACACAAATCAAGTTAGATGAACTCAACAAGATCCTTGATGAAATGAAGCAAGGCGAACAGGCTGTCAAGAAGTTGACTGAGATGGATGCTAGCATGGGAATGCAAGATTCATTACAAGTCGCTAAACGTTTGCGCGGTGATCAACGACCCGCTCCTGCTGGTTCAGACGCGGCACTTAATGCGGCTGCGGCACTACTTGATGATAATGGACTTGCGACTAGTTTGCGCCAACAAGCAGAACGCATGGATCGTGAAGCAAAAGGCTTATTGGCTGAGTCAGCACGTTTATTGAAGGAAGCGGCTGCATTAGATCCAGTAAAAGCAGTCAAAGAATCAGCGAAATCAAAAAAGACTGCAAAGGCTGAGGTCACAACGGCGAGAAAGACAAGAGCAAAAGTAACGGTATAATTATAGATCATGTCCCCAGAATTTATTAGACAGTGGGAACATATAATCGATGATGTTGATAAGCAAAAGATACCTGTACAGTTTATATCAAAGTTGATCATTAGACTTCAAGGTAAACGTCAGCAAACTATCAACATCAAGCGGTTCCTTAATCAAGGCTTGGCTCCTGAACAAATCGAAGAAGCAGTCAGTAGAAAACTGGCTGAATACGATGACCACATCGCAAGTGTAGAATTCGTATTAAACATTGAAAGCATAGCAGAAGCAGTTCAACCTGAGACAGATAAACTTTTAAAAAATTTTAAATGAAACAGTATCACGACCTATTAGAAGATATTCTGAAAAATGGTGAGTCTAGAGATGATCGAACTGGCGTGGGCACTATTAGTGTTTTTGGTCGCCAGCTTCGTTTTGATCTTGATTCCGGTTTTCCAGCAATCACTACAAAGAAGTTGGCTTGGAAGGCTTGTGTTGGCGAGTTACTTTGGTTTCTTGAAGGTAGCAACGATGAGCGTAGACTGGCAGAGATCACGCATGGGTCGAAAGAAGGTAAAGTAACCATTTGGACACCAAATGCGTTAGCACCCTACTGGAAATCTAAAGCAAAGTTTGAAGGTGATTTAGGTCCTGTATATGGAGTGCAGTGGCGAAAGTGGGAAGGTCCTAGATGGGGTAGCCTGATTGATCAAGTATCTAATCTAGTTGATTCATTGAAGAATGATCCTAACAGCCGCCGTCATATCATAAGCGCATGGAATGTGGGCGAACTAAAGGACATGGCATTACCTCCCTGTCATGTGATGAGTCAGTATTATGTGAGCAAGGACAACAGGCTAAGTTGCCATATGTATCAGCGTAGCGTGGATGTGTTCTTGGGCTTACCGTTCAACATAGCGAGTTATGCATTATTGACACACATGTTAGCACAAGTATGTGATCTTAAGGTTGGCGAATTAATAATATCAACGGGCGATACCCATATCTATAAAGATCATGTCGAGCAGGTCAATGTGCAATTGAGCCGTGAAGAATATCCTTTACCTGCATTGTATTTGAATCCTGCTGTGAAGGATATCAACAGTTTCACTATGGATGACATCAAGTTGCAAAACTATCAGAGTCATGATAGTATCAAGGCTGTGATGGCAGTATAATATGCAAGAAGTAATAGTACATCAAATAAGAATGGGTGATGTAGAAGATCCTGATCTTTTTGTCGCTGAACCCATCTGGAAGTGGCAACAATCAGATGAAGGTAAATGGATCATGGAGAAAAGCAAACAGCAACCCATGTGGAAACGCCATATAGACCCTAGTACTTATGGATATATGTATACGATACATGCATGGCTAGATGGGCAAGATTTAACATTTTGGAAATTAAAGTATGAGTGACATATTAGTGACCGGTGGCTATGGTCTTATTGGCCACAACGTAGTTAGAAGACTTAAAGATTTAAAACACCGTGTCATGGTTGTTGATACTGAAACTAATTATGGCATCATACCTCAAGATGAGATTGATTATCTCATGTTTGAGCGCAAAAAGAAGACCGGCATTGTCGAGAATGTCAAGTTCGACATCAGCGACAGGTTCTTGATGCATCAAGTCTTTAAAAGATTTCAGCCTGATATCGTTATACACATGGCAAGTTTTCCTAGACAGAAAGTTGTCAACGCTAACCCTCCGTATGGTGCTAAGGTTATGAGCGAAGGTTTGCTCAATCTATTAGAAGAAAGCAAACTAGGTTGTGTTAAGAAATTCATCTATATCAGTTCAAGTATGGTCTACGGTGACTTTACTGATGATGTGACGGAAGATGCTAATTGTAATCCTCAAGGACAATATGGCATCATGAAATTAGCAGGAGAATGGCTTGTCAAAGATTACTCGCGCCGAGGTTGTTTTAAGCATACTATCATTCGTCCTAGTGCTGTATACGGCCCACTTGACGTTGAAGATAGAGTTATTGCGAAGTTCATGCTTACAGCAATGCGCGGAGGTGTGCTTAATGTTAATGGAGCCGGAGAGACCCTCGACTTCACCTACGTTACCGATGCCGCTGACGGCATTGTTGCAGCCGCACTAAGTGAAAACACTAACAATAAAACATATAACATCACAAAGAGCCATAGCCGTACACTACTTGAGGCCGCTGAATTGGCAGTCAAGATCGTGGGTAAAGGTTCAATCAATGTGCGTGATAAGGATGCTGACTTCCCCAGTCGCGGCGCATTGAACATTGACGCTGCCAAACGTGATTTTGGTTATGATCCTAAAGTCGATGTAGAAGAAGGCTTTCAAAAATATTACGAGTGGCTAAATAATAGCCAGTTTTGGATTCAAAAAATTGAATGAATCGATCTTATTGCTCTCTTGCCTGGTTAGGAATCACTACTGATCCTGATGGATCATTAAGACCATGTTGCGTGAGTAGCGATAAGATACTTAAAGATGACGGCTCTACGTATAATCTAGGTGTCGATAAACTAGACACTATCTATAACAGTAATTTTTACAAAAATCTCAGGCAGAAAATGCTTGACGGGGAATACATACCTGGATGCGAGACTTGCTATAGTAATGAGAAGTACGGTAGAGAAAGTCGTAGATTGATAAACAATGATCTTTTTTCTGATCAAAATTTCACAGATACACAAGCAGAATTAAAGATACAATATCTAGACATAAGGTTGGGCAATCAGTGCAATCTAAAATGCAGGATGTGTAGCCCTGCAAATAGTAGCATGATAGAAGAAGAATTTATTCAGAATCCTTTGCCAGTATTAGATCGCTTTTATCTCAAAAATGAGATAACCGTTAAAGATTGGTTTGAAACAGAAACATTCGATGATAACGTAAATCCACAGATAAGCAATCTAGTCACGATATACATGACGGGCGGAGAACCTACACTCATCAAAAAGAATTATGATATCATGCAACGTTTGATAGATACAGGTCAAAACAGTAAAGTGACATTGATCATCAATACTAACATGACTAATACCAATTATAAATTTTATGATCTCATTAAAAGATTCAATAAAGTAATCATACAGATGAGCATAGATGCTATTGGTGATCTGGCTACTTATATAAGATACCCAACAGAATTTAAAACAGTAGATAAGACTATCAATGATCTGTTATCGTTGGGTAACAATATCACGTTACGTGCAGGGCCTGTCATACAAGTATTGAATCTCAATAAGTTAGTAGATATGTTTGAATATTTTGAATCATTCAACAGGAAACATAAAAAACAAGTTATCGACATAAGACCTGGATTCGTGTTCATGCCTGAATACAACAATATCGTGTATCTGCCTAAAGAATATAAGATGGAATGCTATAGAAAAGTTTATATGTGGATGTTGGAGAAGTGTCAATATCAATCACAGCAGTTCAAGAATACTATCAATGCATTGAAGGGCAAATGCTATGAAGATAGTTTAGATGTTTCAAAAATAAAAGATTTTTTAGAATTCAATACCGCACTAGATAATATAAGAAACATGTCTTTAGAAAATAATAATATAGAATTATATGAGGCTATAAAACACTATGCATAACATACCTCATTTTGGGTTGGCTAGACAATATCGCAATATCAGAAATGAGTTGCTTGATGCTACTGATCAAGTATTGAAATCCGGAGAATTGATGAATGGCCAATTCACAAGTAAATTTGAAACTTGGTTGGCTATGAAAACACAAACTTCATATGCATTGACTGTCCATAGCGGTACACAAGCATTAGAGATCATAGCAAGATTTCATCTTGAACCCTATAAAACGATGTTTGATATAACTCCTAAAGTAAAGATTCCTAATATAAGTTATATCGCAACATTGAATGCATTCGTGAACGCAGGTTGGGAGATAGAGTTAGTAGACACAGATAAAAATGGCTTGATAAAACATAAAGAAGATGAACTTGATGATGTAGTAAATTCTGTCTGCTTAGTAGGATTGTATGGGGCTAATCCAAGTGGTAGTAGTATATTCAATTCGACAATCGTAGACGGGGCACAACATTGGTTAGTTGCTGATAACATCGGTGATGGTATGGCTATCAGTTTTGACCCTACTAAGAATCTGCCTGCTAGCGGCAATGGTGGTGCTATAGTTACCAATGATAGGCAATTATGGGACTTTGCATACAGTTATCGCAGTAATGGGAAACATGAACACGAAACGCACGGAACCAATAGCAGAATGAGTGAGCAAGAATGTGCGCAGATACTTGTCAGAGCAAGGCATTTAGATAACTGGCAGTGGCGTAGGAAAGAGATACGACATTATTATCTAGACGAATTCAAAAACTTACCTTTTCATTGTTTGAGTAGAGATCATCTAGTACACGCAGATCAAAAATTTGCCATCTATACTGAAAAGCGAGACGGATTGAAAATGTATCTGGGGGATAAACAGATAGAAACAAAGATTCATTATAAAAAAGCACTAAGTGAATATCCTATCGCTAAAGATTTGTCTAAACCTGATATGTTAAGCACTAGTGTTATGTTGACGAGGGGATTATTGAGTTTACCTATATATCCTGAGTTGACAGATAGTGAAGTAGAATATATCGCCGAACAAGTAAAGAACTTTTACAACACTATTTGTTAAGTTCGTCACTGATCTTCTTTTGTTCAATGTACCACAATTGCCAGCCTTCTAATAATTTACTGCAACTATGATGCTTTGTATAGTTCTTAGTGACAGTCTTTAAGAACTCGCTGAAAACTATGCTAGGTTGATCTATAGTATCTAACGGCTCACATTTTTCCATCAATACTGCTGGCACATCGGGAAATTTCTGCTTTACCGGTACAGTAGTCGAACAGCCGGCTAGCAATAAAATGCAGAGGGTTGTGCAAAATAGCAGTAGTTTTTTACTCATTTCTTGTCCTCTGGTGGAGCCTCGTTTTTAGCAGCCATGTTATGTGCTTTGATAGCGATCTCAGGCACAGTACAAGTGTTATCAAAGACTTTGACTTCTCTATCTATATATTCGATTACTTTGTCGCCCTTGACCTTGATTACTTGCTTTTGAGTGATTACTTTTTCAACGATCTCTGTATTGACTACAGCCGATTTGGCCTCGGCCTCAGCGACCTTGACTTCCATCTCTTTGACCCTCAGTTCCCATTTGGCTTTTTCTGCTAATCCACCCTCTAGATAGACACCTAGAGACAACAATATTAGGCTTATTATCTGTATGGGTAGTTTGTATTTGCTTACGAACGGTATAAAACCAAGCACGAAACCCGCTATAGTTCCTACTACGCCTGCTAGGAATATGAGATGAACCACGAATTCTGGTAACCAGTTGATTATCCACATAATGATATTTATGCGATAAATACATTTAGGAGTCTAGAAATATGGCCATTCAAATTATAAATGTAGGTACATTGCCCAACGATGGTGAAGGTGATCCGTTAAGAACGGCCTTCCAAAAAATCAATAATAACTTTGCTTACCTACAGCAAACAAGCACTAATATCGCTAAAACAGTGACGTTGAATGATGCTCCTAATCAGGCAATTTTCGAATATCCAGCAGACGAATTCACTATGGGACTGTTTCAGATCAAGAGTTATCGTGACGATAATAACGACAGCCAAATGGTTTTTATCGGGGCTGAGATATATAACGATCTATCAAATGTCAAGTTTACTGTTTATGGAATAACTAACGTAGGCAATTGGTTGACTCAATATGGTATGGATGTGTCAGGTGGCAACGTTAGAATATTAGTAAGTCCTATACAGGATGAAGTCATCACGCACTTTATCAGTTATCAAATAACATATGAAGGTGATTTAGGCATGGGTGTTCCTATGATATCAGAAAATGGCAATGGATTAGTTACTGAGACCGGAAACGTGTTCATCACTACAGAAAATTAAAATGCGAGCAAGAGAATTTCTAACAGAGCAAGAATTGAGTGATGTCCACGATGGATTGGATGTCGCATTCTTGTCGCTACCGTATACGTATATGATACCTGAACTAAGCAACAGCAACTTCTACGATATCTATCGTTTCGGAGTAGCGATAGCCGCAGTTCGCGGTGAGGGTGGTAGTGAAGATAAAGTGCAGGATAAAAACAGACCTAAGTTTCGTCCTGAAAGTAAGTTAGGCAAGCATCCTACAGTAAGTAGTTTTGATCCTAATGTAGGCAAAGTCATAGATCAAGCATTAGCAAAAGTAGACAGACATGGTAAAGTAGCAGTAAGCAGTCCAGGTAGTGAAGAGATGAAAGACACTAACAAAGGCTCGCCGGTCAAAGCATTCAAAGGTTATCCAAAATGAGAGCCAAAGAATTTGTAGCAGAAAGAAAAGTAGGTAAAATCAGTCAAAGACATCAGCAATCTACAAGAGGATTACATGTGTTTGCTGATAGTAACTATGATAGAACATATGACTTGAACCGTGTCATGATGGCAGTAGCAATTACTGACGGGACATTTATTCCTGAATTAGATCAAGAAAGTTGGGCCGGCAAATATAATACAGCACATGCCTATACCGAGACTGAAGCCGACATGCTTAAGGCAGCATACAAATCAGCCGGAATAAAATACAAAGACTTGAATAATGGCGATATGGATAGTAAAGAATTAGATAGCACAAATATTAAAAGTCCCATAAAGCCATTCAAGGGCTATAAAAAATAATCTACTAGTATTTTGAGAATAAGTATTGTTAAATCAACATAGGATTTAACATGCAAAATTTAATCGATATCAATCAGACACTAGACCTAGTCAAACTCAAACTATACAACGAGTGGCTTTACACTGCCCATATCTATGATGAGGGCGACAGCAAGATGCATGAAGGCTTGACGACCAAAGTTGTAGAGCAATACATCGACCCATTAAACTTACCTAAAGACGCTAAGATTCTTGATCTTGGATGTGGCCCGGGCTACTTCTTAGACGAGATGAAAAAGCGCGGATACACTGACTTGACTGGGGTCACATTGAGTCCTGGTGATATCAAGATTTGTGAGGGCAAAGGCCACACTATCAAAAAGTACGATCTAAGTTTCATACCTCAAAGAGACGGGTACTATGACGAGAGTGTAGACTTTGTATTCCTTCGTCATGCATTAGAGCATAGTCCATATCCTATCTTTAGTTTGATGGAATATAATCGCATATTAAAGCAGGGTAGCAGAATATACATTGAAGTTCCTGCCCCGGCTTGTGATCGCAAGCATGAATATAATCTAAACCATTATAGCATTTTAGGACAAGACCAATTGATCGCGTTATTGCAGAGAACAGGGTTCCGTATTGATATCTTCCAAGCAGTTGAATTTGGAATTGCTATACCTAACGTCACTAATGACGATGGTACTCCTAAGGAATTCAAAGAGAAGTATTTCTGTATCGTAGCAACTAAAGATCGTCCTCTAGACATCAAGTAATAAGCCCTTTAACGATAAATACTCTCATAGATTAATTTTTTATGAGAGTATTTTTATGGCTACACCAGATCCAAGTAACGTTGCACCGTGGTATTTACGCAACATTAACCAAGCGTTAGCATTAGACGAAACGTCCGGAAACGTCTATGTACGCACGGATGTACAGATTGCAATTGCACTTGCCGTAGCATATACAGCAACCAATGCAGATTTGTTGTGAAAAATGGGCTGGAAAGAACTTACTAACTAAGAATAATAAGGTGAGAAAAAATGAAGAAGTTTTTGATAATTATACCATTGATATTATTAGCAGGGTGTGAATTTAAATACCGCTATGAATGTCAAGACCCTCAAAATTGGGGGAAAGAGATGTGCAATAATGATGTCTGCAAAGCAGAAGGTGATTGTGCAACTGATCTTTTAGGATTCACTCCTACAGTAGCCGAACAATTTAAAAAAACAAATGGCGAACCTGAAGCACCGGGCTTTGCGAGAAAATTTAGTAAACCGGCTGACCAAAGTATAAGTAATAGTGGAGATTGCAAACCTTCTGAGAAGCCGAAGTTTAAGCCCTTTAATTCTACAGTACAACAAAATACATTTAAGAACAGTCAACAGAATAATTCGAATCCAGTGGACCCAATAAAAAGACCTAAAGCAGAAGAGATGGTAGGACAGATAGAAGAGGTTGAAAGACCACTAACTATGAATACGATTGTTGAGACCTCAGGTCACAACAGTGCAACAAAAATTAACAAATGGTAAGAGGAAATTATGTTTAGCGGAAAAAGATATACAGAAGCAGAATTACAAGCAAGAATGCGATTCATAATCGGTGTTCTTCTTGCTATGACATTGACAGGTATCGTATTTGTAGTATTATACTCATTGATCTTTGTCACACAACCATTAGGTGGTCAAGCACCAAACGATGCTGAGTTCTTTAAACTCATCACACCTATAGCAACATTCTTGACAGGTATATTGTCGGGTATCATGTTAGGTAAACCTAATTCACATGATGATCAACAAGAACAACCTGAATTAGGTCCACACAAAGAACCTATGATGTTAGATGATGACAAGGATCATATAGCATGAGTTTAAAGGCTTTACAAGAAAAAGTAGGTGTAACAGCAGATGGTGCCTGGGGTCCAGGCACTTTCAAGGCTGCTATGGCTTATTTTGAATTGAGCCCAGCAAGAGCCGCACACTTCTTTGCACAGACTGCGCATGAGAGCGGTGGATTCAAAGCGTTCAGCGAGAATCTAAATTATAACGCAGCCGGATTACGATCAATATTCGGAAAATATTTTCCTGACGATTCAATAGCAAATCGTTATGCGAGACAACCTGAGTTAATTGCTAACCGTGTATATGGTGGTCGCATGGGTAACGGTCCTGAAAGTTCAGGCGATGGTTGGTTATATCGTGGTCGAGGTGCACTACAGTTGACCGGTAAAGATAACTATTATGCCTTTGCACAATTCTGCGGCAGACCAGATGTGATGAGCAATCCTGACATTGTTGCTACAGAATTAGCATTTGAAAGTGCATTCTTTTTCTTTGAGAGAAATAAATTATGGGCTATATGTGATCAAGGCGTGAGTGATAATGCTATATTATCATTGACTAAGCGAATCAATGGTGGCACTCATGGACTTGCTGATCGTAGCGAGAAAACAAAAAAATATTTTATGTGGACAGCAGGTGCAAGTCCTGTCGTGGCAGTTTCCGCTCCTTCAAGACAAGATGATGACGAAGAAGAAAATACTACAAGATCGGAAAAGTTTTCAGTTACGCCTGATATGCAGTTAAGCGAGCATTTCAACTTAAGAGAGTTCACACGCTCCGAGACTGCTATGCGTAAAGGAATAGATAACACACCGGGACCAGTACATGCAAAAAATTTACAAAAAGTTTGTGAGAACATACTTGAACCAGTTCGTAATAACTTCGGTCGCCCTGTTCGTGTTAACAGTGGCTATCGCGGCCCCGCTCTTAATAAAGCCGTCGGCGGAAGTAGTAAATCTCAGCATTGCAACGGAGAAGCAGTAGACTTTGAGATAGACGGATTGCCTAACCCGGAGTTAGCAAAGTGGGTGAGTGATAATTGTGAGTTCGATCAGATCATATTAGAGTTCTATAATCCTAAAGAAGGCCCTAACAGTGGTTGGGTACATGCTAGTTACTGTGAAGGGAACAACCGCAGACAGATATTGACTGCTGTTCAAGAAAACGGAAAAACTGTATACAAGCCGGGTTTCGTTGTATAAAATACTAAATAATAGAGAGGACAATATCATGGACATGACTCAATTAACACAAATAAGCAATTCAAGTTCGGGTATCGACGGACATTTAGCCAGAAGAATTTTGTCTGCTATTAACGGAGTAAAGAACAACACTTTGACTATTCCTAAAGCCAGATATCATGTGAGACAATTAATGTTTACATTTGGTAAAGAAGATTTTGATAATAAAAATTATATTATTGATGCTGTAAAACATATCTTAGATAGGCAAACGAATATAAGTTCTTTATGACTTGAATAGTTCATAAATAAATTTATGAACAACGGATCAACTCTTATAAAAGATCCATATACTAAAACCGTCTTTAGTACAGATAAAGAACTTGACGATTTTGTGAAGTGCTGTGACCCTGAATTAGGGTACCTGTACTTTATGGATAACTTTTTTTACATACAACATCCTACTAGAGGTAGCATGTTGTATCATCCCTATAAGTATCAAGAACGATTGATCGATACTTATCACAAGTACAGATATAGCATAGCACTCATGCCTAGACAGAGTGGTAAGACAACAAGTGCCGCTGGATATCTGTTGTGGTATGCGATGTTTGTCCCTGACTCAACTATTCTGATTGCCGCACACAAATATGCAGGTGCGCAAGAAATCATGCAACGCATACGTTATGCTTATGAAGCATGTCCTATGCATATCAAAGCAGGTGTAGCGACATACAACAAAGGATCACTATTCTTTGATAATGGTAGCCGTATCGTATCAGCCACGACAACTGAAAATACTGGTCGTGGTATGTCTATCTCATTGTTATATCTTGACGAGTTCGCATTCGTAAGACCAACAATCGCAGAACAGTTCTGGACTTCTATCACACCGACTCTAGCGACTGGTGGTAAGGCTATCATTACAAGTACCCCAAACAGTGACGAAGATCAGTTCGCATTGATATGGAAAGGTGCTAACAAGACAGAAGATGAGTTCGGCAACAAGACAGATGTAGGTGTAAACGGATTCAAATCATATAGATCATATTGGAACGAACAGCCCGGGCGTGATGAGGCGTGGGCCGAACAGATGAAGAGTCAGTTAGGTCTTGATCGTTTCAATCGTGAAATCGGTTGTGAGTTTATTATCGCAGATGAGACATTGATCAATCCTAATACACTCATACAACTTGAAGGTGTGGAACCATTAAGTCGTATGGGACAAGTACGTTGGTACAAGAAGCCTACCAAAGGTAACATCTATGTTGTAGGATTAGATCCAAGTCTTGGTACAGGTGGCGACCCCGCTGCCATACAGATTTTTGAAGCGAACACTACTACACAGATAGGTGAGTGGAAACACAATAAGACAGAGATTCCGCAACAGATTAAACTATTAGCAGAAATCAACAAGTATATCGTAGAATGTACAGGTGAGCCTAACAATCTATACTACAGTTTGGAAAACAACAGCATAGGCGAAGCGGCATTGATATCATTAAACGAGTTCGGGGAAACCAATGTCCCGGGTATATTCTTCAGCGAATACGGTAAAAAGCGCAGGGGATTCAATACCACTCAGAAAGTCAAACTGACTGCTTGTGCCAAATTTAAGACCTTATTAGAGTCTAAAAAGATGAAAATATACAGTCGCCCATTGATAAGTGAACTAAAAACGTTTGTGGCACTAGGCGGCAGTTATGCGGCCAAAGTAGGTGAAAACGATGATCTTGTCATGGCCTCACTATTGATAGTTAGAATGCTACAGCAATTACAAGAATTCCATCAGGATATCGAAGGCCATATGCGTGACCATGAGGAATTCGTGCAACCGTTGCCTTTTTTTGCTGTCATAAGTTAAACTAGAAGACTAAATATACATATGCCAGTTAATTACGATACACTAAACAGAGAATTACACGATGTCTTGCGAAGCAGGGGTTATGACCCCATAAGCCTAGATAGCAAGGGCGATCCTACAGATGATATAGAAGAATCAGATGTTTTTAGATTTACGGTTACCGGTGAAGATGGTGAAAAGATCAATGCATGGGCTACAGTAGAGGGTAACAATCTAGTATTGTATATAGATGACAAGTTTACAGAACACAAAGACTTTGAGACATTTGCGCATTTTTTAAAACGCTGGTCACAACGTAAATTATTAGGATTTGATGTTTCCAATAAAGATAGATTATTAGGGGACATGAAAAAGAGGACTGTTATGAACAAAAAAGAAAATATGTTAGAGGGCTATCACCCAATGGGTAAGAAAGCAAGTTACAGCGATAACGTGCCAGAAGTAAAAATCATATTACAACACACGCGCCAGATTGAAGAAGGTGAACAGCGTTTCCGTAACATCGCTAAGATTTTCGTTGAGAATCTAGAAGGTGAGCGTTTCCTACTACCAACTAACCGTCCTGGATTAGCAAGAGTATATGCACGCCATATCGCAGAAGGCGGCACTCCTTATGATGACAAAGGTCGTCATATCACTACATTAGTAGAAGAATATTCACAGATGGCAGGATTTGTTCGTGCCACACGTAATGGACAGTTCAATGAATCAGCATTGGCATTAGTCAATGAAGGATTAAATCATTACAACACACTACGTATGACATTGCAGGGCATGGCAAGTCATCGTGGTTACAACAAGTATTTTGAAAGTTATACACCTGTACTCAATGAAGAATCAGATGATGATATTTCATTGAACGAATTGTTTGTGCAAGAGACATTAGATCCACGTATTGAAAGCGTGATGCCTATACTAAAAAGACTGTCAAAAAATGTCACAGAGATGACAGTCGTTAAAGAGTTAGACGAATGGGCAGAATCAATTACCGAAGTAGAAGATGAAACCACAAAAACATTGGCAGTACCTGCCGATGAAATGCTTGATGAAGCACCCGGTGCAGAAACATTAGCACACAATGATGATACTGAAGAAAAAAATCTTAAAGCATTTGGTTTAGCAGAAGATAGGGACAATCCAGTAGCCGGCGCAATCACTCGCAGAATATTATCACAGCGTTTAGATTTACTAAAGAAATATGGTCCTGTCGCAGTTACACAAGCAATTGATGATGTTGCTGATTTTGTTGGCGACGTTGACGAAATTGGTTCAAGTGATGTTAGTGGTTGGATCAGACAAGTTGAACAATCATTAGGTGGTGTTGATGAAGGTGTAGTTGATACACTTAAAAAGGTCGGCAAGAAAGTTGCTGACTACATAGCACCCGGCGATGAAGAGTTACTAAAAGACTTACAAAAGAAAGCCGGTATCCCAAAACACGCACAACATGGCAAGCCAAGAATGGCTGTACCAAAAGATGAAGTTAGTGAAGCAGATATGGATGAAGGCATTGTTGGTAATATGATTAACAAGGCTAAAGGTATGTTCAAGAAACCGGCAACTGCACCGGCAGCACCTGCGGCGGCTCCAGTAGTTCCGGATGCGGCTACTAAAGCAAGAATTGCGGCTGCACCACAAGGATATGATCCAAACACTGGCAAGCCACAAGTTGCCATGGGGTTAAGGCAGGGCGTTGTGAAAAAAGGTGGCACAATGGATATGACTAAAAAGGTTGTAGCACCGGCAGCAAAGCCAGCAGTTGCTCCTACTAAGTCTGGAAATTACGATGGCGTAACCGGCGAACCTATTAGTGATAAAGCCAAAGCTGATGTGGCTTCTACGGCGGCCTGGAAAGCTAGCCCTGAAGGACAAGCCTTTAAAGCATGGTCGGCTGCTCAACGAGCAGGCACCTTTAAGGGAACATTAAGACAGTGGCAACAAGCACAACAACCAACAGTAGCAGAAGATTTAGATGCTGACCAAAAGCGTGTAGGTCAATTAGGCCCAACTGAAAAAGTAGGACCAAAAGGCGCTGTAGGTAAATTAGTTGGTACAAGCGAAAGTCGTGAGTTTGAAGATATCAAACGTTTGGCTGGCTTGAAGTAATTCACCCAATACTCAATAAATTAATATATTTTACTCTTCAATAGGGTATAAGTATTATTGACACACGATGACGTTAGTGTATAATGTCATCATGTGTTAGTTGTCTCCGACAACAAAACATAAAACACATTTAGGCTCAAATTAGGCATTTTTTAAAGGAGAAACAAAATGGCAAGTCTAGCAGATATCCGTGCCCGTCTCGCGGCACAAGAAAGTAAGAAAACAGGTCAGGGTCAACGCACCCAATCAGATAACGCAATCTACCCACACTGGAACATGGAAGAAGGTACAACTGCTACTATTCGCTTCCTTCCAGACGCAAACAACAGCAACACATTTTTCTGGGTAGAACGTCAGATCATCAAGTTGCCTTTCAATGGCGTGAAGGGTGATCCAAATGCAAAGCAAGTTATCGTTCAAGTCCCATGCGTAGAAATGTATGGAGACAACTGCCCGATCTTGGCAGAAGTTCGTCCTTGGTATAAAGACGATACTCTCAAAGAAATGGCAAACAAGTATTGGAAGAAGCGTAGTTATCTGTTTCAAGGTTTTGTTCGTCAGAACCCAATCGGCAATGATGCGACTCCTGCGAATCCGATTCGTAGATTCGTTATCAGCCCACAAATTTTTACTATCATCAAGTCAAGTTTGATGGATCCAGATATGGAAAACATCCCAACTGATTTCTTGAATGGTACTGATTTCAACGTTAAGAAGACCAGCAAGGGTGGTTATGCTGATTACTCTACTAGCAACTGGGCTCGCAAAGAGACTCCGTTGACTGAAGCAGAGCAGGCTGCTATCGAAGCACATGGTCTTTTCAATCTTGCAGACTTCTTACCCAAGAAGCCTAGCGAAAGCGAACTGCGTGTCGTCAAAGAAATGTTTGAGGCTTCAGTAGATGGTAAGCCTTATGACAATGACAAGTGGGGCGCATACTATCGTCCATATGGTCTTGAGGCTCCGGCTGGTGTTGCTAGCGCAGAACCTCATGTTACTGAGACTACTACATTGAGTGTTTCTGCCAAGAAGCCAGTAGTTCAGGAAGATGAACCAGAAGAGAATAGTGATCCAGTAGTAGTTCCTAAGAGTACTTCTAGCGACAAGGCACAAGACATTTTAGCGATGATCCGTAGCCGTCAACAGAAGGGTTAATTTGAAATGGGGAGGGTAACTCCTCCCCATTCTTTCTTTTCATAGGAGACCTACCATGACACTACCAGACGAAAGATTCCGCGCACTAAAGCAAGGAAAGAAATTACTAGAAGAATTATGCGATCCGGGCAAGACGCCTAGGGTGCCGAGCATCGTCCGTGACCGTGCCCGTGGTGCATTAAGACATTTTCCAAATGACTATGAACTTGATCGTATCGCAGACAGTTGTCCAGAAATGCTTGACAAAATCGCATTTAATGATAGACTATCAAAGAGATTATGAGGATTACTAAAATGGCAAAAACAATTAAAATCAATGAGAGTTTTTCTCTCAATTATAGCAGCCGCGAAGCAGATAGCGGTGATACAGTCATGGACTGTAATATCAATTTTGATAACCCCAAAGATGATAATGTTATCGTAGCACGTTTGAACACTTGGCTCAAGGCTAGCAATCGTGAAGATATTGTTGTTACGTTGAAGGGTAGTAAGTAATATGGCAAAACCATTCGATGTTAGCAAATTTCGTAAAGATATTACCAAAAGTATTGAAGGTCTCAGTATTGGTTTCAATGATCCTACTGATTGGGTCAGTACCGGTAACCACGCTCTCAATTATCTTATTAGCGGAGACTTTAACAAAGGAGTCCCACTAGGTAAGGTAACTGTATTTGCCGGCGAATCAGGCTCAGGCAAATCATACATTTGTTCAGGCAACTTAGTTCGTCATGCACAACAACAAGGTATCTTTGTTGTATTGGTCGATACTGAGAATGCAC